ATTTTACTACTCAGCTACTACCGCAGGCATGGGAAACCAAGCAGAAACTATTTCACCTACTTCAGGGGCTGCCGAATTTGATCCACAAATAGATGATATTATAGAAGAAGCTTATGAGAGAACAGGCGCTAGAGGAACGCGGACCGGGTATCAATTAAGATCTGCTAGACGTTCTTTAAATATTATGTTTCAAGAATGGCAAAATAGAGGAATCCATTTATGGAAAATTAAATTAGGAAAAGTACCTTTAGTTCAAGGACAAGCAGAATATAACTATGCTTCCGATAGTGTTAATTTTCCTAATGATATTGGAGAAGTATTAGAAGCTTTTTACAGAAATAATTCTACCCCTACGGCACCTGTAGATATTGCTTTAACTAAAATTGCTAGATCTAACTATAGTGCTACTCCTAATAAATTAACACAAGGAACTCCGTCTCAGTATTATGTAGATAGAACTAAAAATCCTAGTATTTATTTATATGCAACTCCTAGTGTCAGTGTTTCTAGTGTCACTGCCCCAAGTAATTTTCAATTTTGTTTTTATTATATGGCTAAGATTCAAGATGCAGGAGCCTATACTAATACTTCAGATACTGTAAATAGATTTTTTCCATGTATGATGTCCGGACTTGCTTATTATCTAAGTATGAAATTTTCACCACAACGAACACCTGAACTAGAAAGAATTTATGAAGGTGAAATGTTAAGAGCATTGGATGCAGATAACCAAGGTACTTCTACCTTTATTTCTCCTAATACTTTCTATGGGGATGGAGTGCTGTCTTAATGGGAGTGTACGCTAAAGGATCACGAGCTCTTGCTATTTCAGATAGATCTGGAATGCAATTTCCTTACCGAGAAATGGTACGAGAGTGGAATGGTTTTCTAGTTCACTTTTCTGAATACGAAGCAAAGCAACCGCAACTAAATCCTAGACCAGTAGGAAGCGATCCACAAGCTTTACATAACCCAAGAGTTCAACGAGATAGTACATCTCAATTAATTTTATTAGGTAATAATCCTTTTGAAATTATTATTTCAAGTGGCAATACATTTGTAAATGTATATTCTTTAGACCATCAAAGAAAAGCTGGAAGTATAGTTAGATTTAGAGGAACTCCTATTGTGACAGGACCAGGAACAGGTGGGGCAGATGCTACTAACTTACAATCTTTTGCGTCTATTCCAAATATTGCTGGAGTAACGGATATAGATTCAGAAACAGGTTTTACCATTCAATTAGGAAAAATTGATGCTAACGGAAATGTAACTGGCAATACGACGAATGATGTGTTAACTAATCCTATTAACTATTTTTATTTTCAAAGTGGAGATAATGCTACTACCTCAGGACTTAAAGGTGGTGAACAAAATAATTCAGCAGGGCCTGTTGATTTAAAGGCTTTATAATATGGCATATACTTTAGCAGATTTACAAACAGATATAAGAGGATATACTGAAGTAGACAGTAACCCTAGTGTTACTCCTGAAGTATTCACTGATTCTGTTGTTAATAGATTTATTAACAACGCCGAAAACAAAATTTACAGAGCTATTGATACCGATCAAAATGCTTTTTATGCTACTTCTAGTTTAATTTCAGGAAACCGATATGTGACTATTCCTAGTGATTTAAGAGTTATTAGATATGTTCAATTAACTGATTCTTCAGGAAACCAATATTATTTAGAACAAAGAGATACTAGTTTTGTAGCAGAATTCTATTCTACTCCTGGTACTGCTAATGTAGATATACCTAAGTATTATGCTAACTGGGATGAAGAATATTGGGTAGTAGCCCCTACTCCTAACAAAGATTATTCTATTACCTTGGCCTATAATAAAGAACCAGCTAGTCTTACTGATACTACACAGCCCACTGTAGCTAATCCTTACAGTACTACAGGAACTTATTTATCTAATAAATATCAAGATTTAATTTTATATGCCTCTTTAGTTAATGCATTTGGATACTTGAAAGGTCCTGTAGATATGTTACAATATTACTCTCAAGAATATGAAAAAGCTCTTGAATCGTATGCGGTTGAACAAATTGGCCAAAGACGCAGAGACGAATACCAAGATGGGGAGATTCGTGCTCAATTAATTTCTAAATCACCATCATCAAGTAAATAATTAAGGAGAAAATAAAAAATGGCAAACGTAGTACCTTATGCATTCCCGGTAGAATTACTTACAGGAACACATAATTTTTCCAATGGTGGAAATACTTTTAAATTAGCTTTGTATACGGCAAGTCCATATACAACTGCCAGCACTGCATATGTAACTACTAGTGAAGTTAGTTCAGCAGGTGGAAGTCAATATGGAGCAGGTGGAAACACTTTAACAGGACAACAACTTACTAACATTAATAATGTAGCAACAGTTGATTTTGCACAAACAGTATGGGGAACTCCTACAGCAGCAACATTCACAGCAGCTTTTGGAGCAATCTATAATGACACTCAAGCAGATAAGTTAGTAGTAGTCTTAGATTTTGGTGGAGATAAGTCATGTTCTAATGGAACATTCACTATCACTTTTCCAGATCCAACTACAGGAACACCAGCTGGAACAGATGCAATTTTAAGTATAACTTCGTAACAAGGAAAAATTAAATGGCGTTGGTTATAAATGACAGAGTAAAAGTTACTAGTACGACCACTGGGACAGGTGCAGTTGCACTTGGCGCAGCTCAAACTGGCTTTGAATCATTTGCAGATGGAATAGGAAATAATAATACAACTTATTATACTATTTTTAATCAAGGCACAGCGGAATTTGAAGTTGGACTTGGAACATTAGATGGTACGAGTGCAAACTTAACTAGAACTACAGTTATCTCCAGTTCTAATTCAGACAACGCAGTTAATTTCTCTGCAGGAAATAAAGATGTATTTTGTACATTGCCAGCAAGTAAAGCAGTGTATTTAGATTCAGACGGAAACACAGTAAATGCCGCAGGCGCGGGCTTTGCTGTAGCAATGGCAATCGCGTTATAAATAAAAGGAAAATAATATGGCACAAAATTTTGCATCAAGTACAAGTCAACTAGGAACCGGAACTACAGCTCTATATACTAATACTAGTTCTAGTCCCGTTTCAGCAGATGCTATTATCGGCATTAGAGTTGCAAACATTTTAACAACTGCAATTACTATTTCAGTTTGGATTGCTCCTACTGGATCAGGAACTGTTTACATTGCAAAAGATTTAAGTGTACCGCCAAACGCTTCAGTAGAGTTAGTTCAAGGTGGTGCTAAGTTTGTATTAAATGATACAGATGTATTGAACGCAAGTTCAAGTAATGCTACATCAGCGGATGTAGTAGTAAGTGTGGTTAAAGCAATAAGTACAGCAAGTTAGGATTTTATAAATGAGTGATTTCTACAATGAAGTATACATCGGTAATAAACCTGGTTCAGAACAAATCTATACTCATGCTCAAACTATTAACAATAAAGATATTATAATTGAATCAGCGGTTCTCGCTGGTCCAGTCACATTCCCTAACACTATCACAGTAACTGGAACGTTGGTAATTGTATAATGAGCGCAGTAGAAGTAAATAAAGTAAACCCTTCTTCAGGAACAAACCTACAACTAGGTGATTCAGGAGACACGATTACTATTCCAGCAGGAGCTACTTTTGATTCCAGTGCAGCAACTAATACTTTACCTGCAAACGTTGTAACTACCGACGGAACACAGACTTTAACTAATAAATCTATTGTAGCTACACAGCTAACAGGAACGATTACACCAAGTGATAATACAGTTAGTATTGCTAAACTAACAGCAACTGGAACTAAAGATGCTACTACTTTCCTAAGAGGAGATAATACTTTTGCAGAAGCTGGTGGTGGTAAAGTTTTACAAGTGGTTCAAACTACTCTTACTACATTACTCTCTACAACAAGTGCTTCTTTTGTAGAAGCAAGTGGTTTTAATGTAGCCATAACACCTTCATCAACTTCAAGTAAAATTTTAGTTATGGTAACTACCAATACTCAAAATAGTGCTGGTAATGCTGGTAAAACCAATGTTACTTTGGCAAGAGGTGCTTCTGTATTACAAGCAAATGGATTTGCTTTTCATTCTCAACAATCAGGTGCAACTTATTGGTTTTCTTCTAGTTCAGCATTTAATTATTTAGATTCTCCTAACACAACTAGTGCAACAACTTATAAGGTTTATTTTTTAGGTGAAGTTGGAACTGCAAATATTAATTATAATAATTCAGTAGGTACTATAACAGCAATAGAAGTAGGAGCATAATGATTGAAAAAGCAATACTAAAAATAAACCCAAATGCAAAATTTACAGTAGCACAAAATAGTGTAAGTGATTATGAAGTTGTTTGGCTAGAAGAAACTACTCCAATCTCTAAAGCTGACATAGAAGAACAATTACCTATTGTAGAACAAGAAATAGCAGATGAAGCACAAGCCAAGATAGATAAAAAAGCATCAGGCAAGCAGAAGTTACTAGACTTAGGATTAACCGAAGAAGAAGTTAAGGCACTAATAGGAATTTAATGAGCACAATTAAAGCAAATAATTTAAACACGTATACAGGATCTACTCTTACTGTAGATGCA